GTCCATCAACCATTGTGGCGGCAGATGAATTAGCACCAGGAATTCCTAATAATACTCCAGAGTATGTGTCACCTGTAGTAGATGCTGCGACTGTTGCCATACAAAAGACAACGCCAAGATAAGGATCTGTGAAATAAGACATGAAGCTGAATAGAATAACAAGACCTGTTGTTGCTCCGGCTGCCGGTATTAATCCAATAATGAGACCATATAAGGTCCCTAATAACAAAGCTGTAATCATGATGTAGGTTAGTTTATTTTATTCCAATGTTATACTTGGGACATAATTCCCAATCGCCTTTTTCTTTATGTGATATTATTTTGATCTGGTTGAGAGGAGCTGTATCACCTATAGGTTTGACAGTCTCTAATAATCCCCAGTCAGACATGAGTGTAACGATTGTGTTACGTCTTTGAAGATCATTCTCTGTTAGATTAGATGGCTTACCATCCAATAAGAATAACTCTTTAAAATGTGTTATGAAATATCTACCTTGCTTATGCAAGATATGACATGATTGAAATAATTGTGAGTCCCGCTTAGATGCTACACCCATACGAGTTAATGTTTCTCTGATCTTTAAGAAGTCATCAGGTTCTGCAAGAGTAACCTCTAACATCATATCTGGTGTCCAACTTACTAAACTATCTTTGTGTTCCGCCATGCTGTATTCTTCCCTTTATAGTATTCAAATTTGCCTTACTTAAAAGCGGAAGAACATCACGAGCCTTTTCATTGCTATATCCATAATATATTTTAATAGCATCGATGTCCTCAGATTCACTAGACTTATTCCACTTGGAGAAACGATTTCGTTTCCTGATAGTATTTATAAGAAAATCAAACTGCAGGCGGCCATCTAGGTGGTGATACTTGTTCATCTCGTTGGCATAGATGACAGTATCGGGAAAGTAAGATAGACCACGGTTTACCATAAAGGCAGTGTAGTCTTTCTCATTCTCTAGTATGTCAAGTTTAGTATTAGATATAGAACTGATTAATGCAAATGGACTCATTTCTTTTTCCAGATCCATACAGCAAGTTGAGTATCACGACCAGTCATTTGTTCAATATGCATTTCTAGACACTCAAATTTATCAGCGAACCATTTGTGTGCACAGTCATCAGCATTTTCTAATGTCCAAGGTGCATACTCTGTTCCTTCTTCTTTGTTATCTTCTGATCTATTGATGTGAACTCTTACTGCACAGATTCCACCGGGCTTTAACCATTGGTGAAAGTAATCAAAGTAATATAGATTCTCATCGAGAGTACCAAAGTTACATGATCCTAATGCCATAACAACGTCAGCGAATTGTCTACCGAATATATGATGTGCCTCAGAGAAGCTTGCTTGAAAGTCTGCCTCTTCATAAGGAGCAATATCAAATCCAATAACATTATCGAACGTAGATTTAAACCCATTGATACCACAACCAGCATCGATAACTAATGGATTAACATTCATTTCAACAATGTAATCAATTAAAGTCTCAGCTAATATTAGACCAGATGTTGGATGTCTCTCAAATTTCTGTTGTGTGTATGGTTGGCGTGTAAAGAAGTCAATGACTTTACTTTCATTTGCCTTCATGCTGCGTATTCAGGTAGGTCAGTTTTTATATATTTGATATTAGCTAATAGGAATGATCTCCATGACTCTGCTTCAGTATCAAAGACTCTCATAACCTCTGGATTAATAGCTATTGGGGGTTTAGTGTCATCATACGCTTCATACGTTTGATCAATTATATCTGATTGAAGAGTACATAACATCTTACGTTCTGTACCATCTTTCTTTGTGAACATTACTTCAATGATCTCATTGTGTAAGAATTCGGTTAGATCTCTTCTAAGGTTTTTGCCAAAGAAATTACGTGTCTCACCACGTGGTGTTATATTTAAATATTTACTCATTGTCTGAGGCTCCTTCGTTTAAGAATTTATTCATGCTTGCAATCATTTTGCTTGCTTTGTCTAATTGAAATACAACATTGACCATAGCTAATGCCATAATAATTGATGCATAATTTGCTAACTGTTCTATCATTCGAACTCCTATTTAAATTTAATTCCAGACATGATTTCTGTCATACATGCCACTACATTTAATTCATGATCAGCCACGAAGCTATCCTTATATGAATAGTCTGCAAGTATCAGAACTAACTGAGGAATACTTGAAGGCTCAACATACTCTGACATGTTATCATAAATCATTCTAAACAACTTTGTAGATTCTACGTCAATGTTATCACTTACCCACTTACGCATCTTCTTAAAGTTTTTAGTCTTGAGGTCTTTCATCAGTCCAGCTATGCTTGTCTCAGATAGAGTAACAAGAATGCCGGTATCGATATGACCACTCATACCATATCGTTGACATTCATTTATGACACGTCTCCAATCTGGTATATATTTCATAATGAGTTCTGCAATAACTGCATCATCATGTATGATACCTTCGGAGTCAAGAATGAATTTAAGCCTAGACATAAATGCCTGTGCCATCACTACTTTACTACCTAGGTTGAATTCATATATAGAACATCTCGAATGGAGAGGTTCAATAATACGATTCTTAAAATTACATGTAAGTATAAATCTACAATTAGAAGAGAACTCTTCTATGAACCCACGCAATGCGGGTTGAGTAGATGATGGATTAAGATAGTCAGCCTCATCGAGGATAACAACTTTCTGTCCACCATGCAATGATACTGTACTTGCAAACTGTTTGATCTTACCACGGAGTGTATCAATGTTACCATCTTCGGAACCATTGATCATCATATAGTCAAGATCTAATTCATTACATAATGCTCTGGCAACTGTAGTCTTACCTACACCAGCAGAACCTGTAAACATCATATTCGGAAGCTCACCCTTTTGGACTATTTGTTCAAATGTATCTTTGAGTCCTTGAGGGAGAATGCAATCCGATATGGTTTGTGGTCTATACTTTTCTACAAATAGAAATTCTTCTTTCACATTGACCTCATAATATAATTAAGCATGGTACCATTATACCATGCTTTTGCTAAAAGTACATACTTACTCAGCTGTTTCTTCTGGTGCTGGTGGTACTGGTGGTTGGTTAGCATTTAAGAATGCTTGGAAGGCATTTCGTATTCTTCCAACATCTTGCATCTCTTCACCATTGATTGCACCACGTTTTGTAACCACATCAATAATTTGAATAGCACCTCTGATATCACCTAAGCTAATCGTAGCTTGAGCAATTACTTCATCAGGTACTCCTAAATCTACAGGGGCTTCGCTTGTCTGCATCAAGCCATCTGTTACTACTTCTTTCTTCGCCATATTATATCTCCTTATATGTCGTTGTTTTATCAAGGGCAACCCAATATTGTGTGCTGCCGGCTAGTACTGAAGCTATAAGCTTCTTATCAATACCAAACTCATACGAGTCTGAATTAATGAATTTAAAATTATTCATATCAAGTACTAAATCAAACTCTGCATCTGTATTTATACTGCAGTTTGCGATGTTCATAGTGAATTGATTTGAAGTTGGATTACTCTTATCAACAATAACGCATTCAACAAATGATGCTGAGCTGCTCTTTCTAATGCTTAATGTATTAGCTTTAAGAGTAGCAGAAGCTTTGCGCAATTGATTTAACTGATCTAACGTAAGCGTAAACATAATATCACTACAAGGTAAATCAATATCCTTGGTAGGAACAGTTAGAATGTCGATGTCAGAGAAGAAGTATTTAAACTTTGTGATACCATCAGTGATAGTCACAAACTTCTGATCAGGATCAAAGTCTAGAGTAGGATCATCGAACATACTTAGACATGCTAGGAATTCACCTAAGTCATATATGCCGAATGGATATGGACTTGCAAAGGCAAGATTAGATTTAGCCATGAGAGTCTTTGATGTTGACATACTCCTAATAATTCCACCTTCTTCACCAAGAGCAATATTACTATTGATCGTTTGAAAATTACTCAATACTTCTTTTATTTCATTACTAAGCTTCATCGCTTGTCTCCTTTAAGTCATGTTCATTAATTGCTAACAGAGTATAGTGCATGATCTTCATAAGATCAGTTCTGTTTGCTCCGTCTTTCTTACCATATCTTGATGCGTATTTTAATACATTACCAAGACAAAAACCAACACCATGCCCGGAGGCAGATATTAGATCCATACTTTGTATACCATTTTCTGACGCATAATGCTTAGAGTATGTACCCTCAACATAATGTGTTAACTCATGGATGTTTTGCTGTTCATTAAATTTCATATAATTCCTTTCTCATTAATAGTTATATTATATCACACATTGTGCGAAAGTACATACCTTTTATTAAAATATTTTCGTCTCCCATCCGAGCACGATTCCCCAATTGTCTTTCTCATAAGCTGGAGTTATATACCAGTTTCGATATTTAACTCTTGCGAATGGTAACAAAGAGTAAGAAGAGTAACCAGTCACAAGACCTACTTCAACTCTTCCGAACTTCTGTCCAACATAAGTACTGATCTTTGATTCACTATTATAATATGCACCAACAATAGTACTATTCAAAATTGAATGCTCTACCTCACATTGTACATGCGGATGGATATTTTGATAGTCTCCTTGCAATCCCATATGGATTGATGCTGCTAAAAATAATTCTAAACACATTATATACCTCCTACGGTTACGTTTTTAAAAATAAAGTTATGGTCTGGTTCACCACTTGGTGTAAAGCTACAACAAGCATATGCTCCTATCCAAAAGTTTGTACCTTGTACTGCTCTATAACTTGTAGTTCCTTTATAGTCATAGATCATTAATCCATTATGATAGATCTTCATATAGCCATTGCTCTTCTCTGATTGAATAGTTTCAATAACAAATTCATTCCACTCAGAGTTAGCTATACTTATTTTGCCTTTCCAATCATTATTAATATCTATTTCAATACCTTTAGTCAATGGATTATACCAGATGTGAAACACTGGAGGTTTTCCAGCTCGAGAATGTGACCATGCAGGATACAATTCAAACATAGTAATTCCAGGTCCACCATATCCAAGTCCGTCATCTTCACTTATATCTTTAAATGAAAATGTATATCGCCAAGGTTTATTAAATGTATAAGCTGTTTTGCTTACAAGTTGAGATCTAAAAACTTCTCCAGGACTTGTTGAGTCAGTGGCAGGATCACAATCATCTATATGACCTCCGCCTCCACCACCCCAAAGACATCCATTATTAATCAAGTTAAACTGGATCTCACCCATACCTAATGGGACAATAGTTTTATCTATGTGCCATGTAGACTGAGCTTTATAATAAGCACCTTCCCAAAAGTAATTATCTTGCACCTGAGCATTGACACCAAGTGCAAGTAAAGTTAATGGTATAATTAATTTCTTCATGCAGCCACCGCGTCAGTAATACGTGCAACTAATTGCTTATTACCCTTCTTAGTCTTATTGAACTTTTTAAATTCACGTTTAAGATCACCAATAGTATCAGCTTTTCTAGGAGTAAATTCATCCGTGTCAAACCTTGCAGATTTATTTATCTTAATTATGAAATAGTTGTCATAACCTTTAGCATTTTTCCACTCTGAGAAATTATCTTTTCTCCAAGTCTTAATGACATCAGAAAAATCTTTTGACTCATGGACTCCATGGTAACCTGAACCAAATGAAGATGCATCAGTAGCTAAATGGAAACCCATGACAGTTGCGCCAGTGATCTCTTTCAGTCTAATCAGTGCAGCTTCATATAAGTTGCGAGAGCTTGAACCTTCGATTGTTTTGTTACCGAACTTAATTATCTTATGGCTTCTATGTGTAATAACATCAGCTTTTTCGTCGCTATGAACATACACACCGTCAGGTTGACCGTCAGTCAAGAACATAATGTTTGTGTTTTGAATTGCGTGTTTACGTGTGAACTCTTTAACTTGCTTAGCCGCTAGGAAACATGTTTGGACTAAAGGAGTTGAACCCATCATATCTAACGCATGCATCTGATGACTATATAAATGATATTTAATAGAACGACTCATTGAGTGTGCCTTACCAATAGCGAACATTGTATAAGCAGCTTCATCAAAAGTCTTCTTATTCATTTTTGAAGAGAACATCTCAACGACTTTAGTAAACTTAGAATCAACTTCAGACTCAACAATAGGCATATCTTTAATACCTTTACCAACCTCTCTCCAATATGCAGTAGTAGTAAATGAATATGCTTCAAAAGGAACATTCACTTGACGACAAAACATTGCAATAGTAATTGCTTGAGCAACAACATCTTCGATAATGTCACACATAGATCCAGATAGATCTAAATACATAACGATACCGTGTGATTTTGCTTGAGCAAGATTAGTAGTAGTCAAAAAGATATCTTCAGAGTATTTGTATGAATGCATCTTTAAAGGATCAAGCTTTCCAGACTTTGCAGTCGTAGCACGTGAGTATTCAAATGCAGCTTTCTTACGTTCAAAGTCTTTAGCAATAAGATTTGCTTGAGTCTTATAAGTCTTTTTAGTATCATTCCAATCTTCTTTAGCTGGAAATGAAGTATAAGGACAATGAATAGATTCACCAAGTTCAGCAAGATATGAATCACGTTGCTCTTTTGCTTCAGCATAAGTATAAGCAATGTTAGAAAGAGAAGCATCAGACATTCCAGCAGAATATTGTGATTGCTTATCGCCATCATAACTATCATGCTTTTTCTCTAATAGATCATCTTCGTTTTCACGTTGAGCATCATCAGTCAAAGTCTCATGGCCTTCAGGTGCAGCTTCCTTAGTCTCTTCAGTCTTCTCACCAGAGTCTTCACCATCAGAATTACCTTCACCATTTTGCTCAGATTCAGCAGGTTCTTGATCACCACTTGCTTGACTTGATTCACCAGAAGATTCAGTAGTAGGACCTTCGTCTTTAGAAGATTCCATAGGTTGCTCTTCTTCTTCTTTTTCTTTCTTAGCTTGAATGAAGTCATATAGTTTTTGACAAACGACAACAACGTCATCCCATGTCTGTACATGCATAGCTTCATTAATCAATGGACTTTCGTCATCAGCAAATTCAACAGGAACAATGCCACGACTTTTTGAACTGATATTAAGTCTGTCCATAAGTCCGTAGTCTTTTGTGTCTTTACCGACAGTACCGAATAGATCATCATCAAACAATCTTTTATATCCAGCCTTGAAGCGAGATTTAATTCCAGGATATGTCTCTTGAATCTTACGCTCAATACGAATATCCTCAACAATGTTTAAATAAGCTTTAGGAATCTTATTGAATTTTTTATCAGAGTCATGCCATCCGTCAGCAGGAGTAAACAATGCGTGACCAACTTCATGTCCAACTAAAAGATCATAGACATCTTTTCCTTTGTCTGCCCATAAAGGCAAACGAAGTACACGATTTAAAACATCGAAGCTAGCAGTGGAATAGTTTCCGTGTTGAACAGAAAGGTTTTCCTTTGCTAATAGCTTCGCTAGATATTCTTGAGCAGATAGATTCATAATTATTCGTCCTCCCAGTTGTTATTGTCTTTGAAACTTGCTTCAGTCTCAAGCTCTTCATCTTCCGGAGCATTGATAGTAGCATCAACTTTCTCATAAAGATCTATGAAAGCTTCTTTAGTATCGTCATCAAAACGATTCACACAAAGTGCGATTGCCTTATCACGCTTTCCAAAGATTGAGAAAGTCTGAACGATGTGACATAGACGTCTAGTTGAAATAACTTCGTCAATACCTTCGTCATAAAATGTTTTACGAATTGCATCCGCCCAACCTACAAGCAACGTAGCAAATTCTTTGTCCATAGCTTCAAACTTTTGCATGTGTTTAAGAACAATCTTTTCTTCAGTAGCCATAGTAGGGAAAGTCTGTTCAAGAGTAATTGTAAATCTCTCAAGGAAAGCATCATCGATCACCATTGCACCAGAGTAACGTCCGTCTTCAGAACCTTTACCCTTAGTATTTGCAGTAGCAACAATATTGAAACCGTCTTTAGGAGACACAACTTCACCAGTCTTTTTAATAAGAACCGGCTTTCCTTCAAGAACACCTTGAAGACACATGATTTTATTTGTACCACGATCAATCTCGTCAATCATTAAGACCGCACCGGCTTCCATAGCTTTAATCACTGGACCTTTTTGAAACACAGTCTCACCGTTGATTAAACGAAAACCACCGATCAGATCATCTTCATCAGTCTCAGGAGAGATCTGAACACGAACATATTCACGATTAAGTTTTGCACATGCCTGTTCAATCTGAAACGTCTTACCGTTACCAGACAAACCAGAAACAAAAGTTGGATAAAACATTCCAGACTTAAGGACCTTTACAATTTCAGTAAAGTTTCCCCATGGAACAAATGTAGAATCAAAAGCTGGAACAAAGACTTCGTCATTTGAAACAGACTCAACACCCTTAACCATTTTAGTTTCAGTGTAATGTTGAGTAGTACCTTTAGAATGATCAAGATCATTTTCACGATATAATACTTTTGGCATCATCTTCTCCAGATTGTATATCCCACGTCTAATCGTTGGACAGTTGTTTGTGTATCTGATATTCACATAAGCTGATCTAGGATTTTCACCCACAGCAGTAGCGGCCGCTTTAATCATAGCCGCTGAGAATTCAGTCTTATTTGGGTATTTCGTCATTAATTGTTCAATCACTTTATTCATAATGTATTCCTTTTTTATTTGATTATAGGTATATTATATCATAGTTTGACCCGCTTGTGTGGAAACTTATAGGTCCAGACGCGGCGAGTTGGTGTGCCAGAGAATGTGTCTGGTGGGTTGATGTTGCGGGGTGCGGTACTAGGATAGAGTAGTTTGTTAAAATTTGAGTTTTAAAATTGTGTATGATTAAATAGATTTTGTATTAATTTTGATTGAAAATCTTGTGTTTTTAATTGATTATATGAAACGAAATAACAATTATTTGTTATTGAATCGGATATAAGATGTTGGTGATTTTTATTAGTTAATTTTAAATAAGATAATAATCGAGATATATTTTTAAATTGTATTTCGAATGTTGAGTTTAAGTTGTATGTTTGTAATGTAAATGTTGGTTTGAATGTCATAATTTAAGTCCTGTTTTATTTTAGAATCAAGTACTATTTTAACATGAAACGCGGTGCGCCGTAGAACTATTTAACACAGAAATAGTGTGTCTATTATACGACTGCTGAGAAATTATTAATCTTAGTAAACTGTATCTTGTCTTGAAGCTTACTCTCAAGTATGTCTGGCTTATGAGATATAATAAATGTATTCGTGCCTTTGTCTAATGTGAATAAGATCTTCATTAGGTTATCCACACCTTCCTCATCAAGAGATGAATCAAATGTCTCATCAAGGATTAATAGGTTTGTGTTCGTAGAGTTTTTCATCTTAGCTACTTGTCTCCAAGCAAACAATAGACTTAAATCAATACGCATCTTCTCACCTTCAGAGAAGTTAGCATACACAAATTCATCTCTATGTCTTGACTTAATTGTCTCTTGGAAGTTCTCATCTAATTCAAATGCCACAAAGAACTCTAGGATTTGGAGATATTTATTGATCAGAGTGTTCATGGCAGGTAAGTATTCTTTAATTATCTTAGTCCGAATACCTGTATCCTTGAGCATCTCACCAGCTATATCGTTATATAATAACTCATCCTGAGCTTTATCTAATGTATCACGTATATCGTCTGAATCATTTAGCATGGTCAACAGATCACTATTAGGTCCAGCCACATCAACTTCTTTTACTTGCTTACTGATCAGGTCAGTCATTGAACCATTGTGTGTTGCTATTTCACTATGTATGCTAGCCATCTGTGTGAGTTGATCTTGTACCTTTGTTATATCTTCAATAGCTGTATCGTATGCAGTAGTGTTTACTATTATTGCAGCTTGAGTATCTTTAGCTTGTGTCTTGACATCAGTTAACATACTTGACTTCACACTCTCACTAATCTCTTGTGTACATGTAGGGCAAGCAGTATTCACTTCAAAGAACTTTGCTTTACTCACAAGCTCTTTCATAGAATGTGTATGTCTACCCTTATCACTATTTAAACCTTCTCTTACTTTCCTTAATGAATTTAGATTACCTTTAAGTCCATCAGGATAATTAACTAATTTAAAATGTAGATCATCTAGCTTAG